AAAGAAGAAGAAAATTTCCTCTTTAAAGGAATCGCTAACCGTAACTTTACACGTTCATTTACATTGGCTGACAAGATTGAAATTGGTCAAGCCGAAATGATGAATGGTATGTTGCGTGTATGGTTAGAAAATCTTGTGCAGGCTCAAGATACCATTAAAAAGATTGCCATTAAAGAAAAGAGCGAATAATGAACTGGTGGCCCGTAACCGATGAGGAATGGGAACAGTTGAATTATCCAAAAAGTCGGTAAACATATAGGGGGATCTTGACAGACCCCCTATTCTGTGTTATAATGGTACATATTATGAAAAAAGTGAAATCAATTCTCAAAAAAGTTCGTGCTAGAAATGGTACGGATATCTTCTATACTTACTCCCATTGGCCTCTCGAAGAAATCGATGGCGAGAAATTTATTCCTGTTGTTAGAGAAGTACCTGATTCGAAGAAAAATCAGGTGGTTCATTATATGAAAAAAGATAGTATGGAGTATTTAAAATGACAATTCTTACAAACTACCAATTAGTACAAAATCAAAAAAGAACTTTTGATCCAAAGAATAAAAAAGATTTAGAAATATTCAAATCGTTTTTGGCCAATAATACGTGGGGCGGTCCTTGTCCGTTTATGTTGGAAGAACCGCACACAATTATTCCAGAAATGTTAAAAGACAAATATATCCGTAGCCAATTTAACATTGCTGAACCTATGGCGGAAATTTTAAAATGAATTGGTTACGATATTCAGGATGTAATATTACATTGAAATTGAATCCATTTCATTGGAGAATCGATTTTAGTAGAGGTAGTGAGAATGATGCTTGGGAAGTAACTACCTCCTATATCATTGAATTGCTGCCAATCACCATACGAATATGGTTTGATGACGGGAGCTGGTAAACCAAAGGGCCTTTAGCTCAGTTGGTTAGAGCAGAGGACTCATAATCCTTTGGTCGTAGGTTCGAGTCCTACAAGGCCCACCAAATTTATAAAGAAGAATATGGAACAAAAAAATCTTATGGATGAATTATTTAAACAAAGTGATCTTAATAAAATTAAAGAGTTAAATAAACCTGTAATTCAAGATGTTCGTGGTTTTAAACCTGTGGCTCCTGATGAATACACACTTTTGGACATACCAAAACCTTTAGAGAAATATATTAATGTCACAGAAAACAATCAAGAACGAAAATCAAATTGGCCATTAAAACGATTTGTAAATCCTTCATTTCATGCGCACACCAATCTGTTTAGTCCCGAAGAATGTGAAACAATTATTAACTTGCCAAAATCGGGAGATTCGACTACTCCATTAAATTATAGTTCTACTGGTGATGGTTCAAGTGAACACATAACAACAGCAAAAATTCGTATCAGTCCCGTATCATGGATTCGTTCCGATAAAGAAGAAAACACATGGATTTTTGAAAAAATTGTTCAATGTATTGAAGAAACAAACAACAAATATTTTAATTATGATTTGAAAGAAATTCAAAGTTTACAATTTACTGTTTATGATTCTGAAGAAAAAGGTTTTTATGGCAAACATATTGATACGGAACCAACATTAATTGATGGTGTTATTAGGAAATTAAGTATTTCAATACAATTATCCGAACCGGAAGATTATGAAGGCGGAAAAGTATTGTTGCATGTGGGTGGAGATCCAATGGAAGTTCCAAAAAACCGTGGTACAGCTATATTTTTTCCTAGTTACACATTACACGAGGTTACTCCGGTGACTAAAGGAATTCGATATAGTTTAGTTGCTTGGATTACAGGACCTAAGTTTAAATAATTTAAAGAAAAAATAATATGAAACAAAAATTTAAAATAGTTCGTAATGCTATAAGTGATGATACGATTGATTTATTAAAAAATACTATATTATTAACCAAAACAGTTAAACATTATTCCCAAAATGTATCACAAGATAATCTTAAAGCTTTTGGTGATGAACAAAGTCCAATTGGATTTCCGTTTTATGGTGAAATTATCTGTGATGCTTTATCCGTTTCATTGTTGCCTTTGATGCAACAAGAAACAGGCCTTGAATTATTTCCCACATACACATATGGTAGAATATATTGGAAAGGATCAACGTTAGCTAAACACACAGATAGACCAAGTTGCCAATATAGCACAACGCTTTGTATTTACAACGATCCTGAACCATGGCCAATTTACATGGAAGGCACAAAAGTTTTATTAGAGCCAGGAGATATGGCGATATATAAAGGATGTGATGTTGAACATTGGCGGGATCCTTATGAAGGCAACCAGCAAATTCAAGTATTTTTACATTATGTGGATGCCAATGGTGTTCACAAAGATTGGAAGTTTGATAAGAGGCCTTTTTTGGGGATAAAAAAATGAGTAAAGTGACTACAAAATCAAAAGCATCTGCAGCCCGTGCAGAACAAAAAACTACAGTTGATATTACATCAATTTCCGGTGAAGTGGTTCAAAAAGAACAACCTAAACCTCTACAGCGTTATTCAAAAGATCCAGTAAAAGATTATGCACACTCTTTTAATTGGCATTTAGGTGATGTCGTTGATGAAAATTGGGCATATGTAAATGAACTTTTTACTCCTGAAGAATGTGATGCAATCATCGCAATGGTAAAATCCGGTTCAGGATCTTCACCATTAAATTATGGATATACCGGTGATCGACCAGTAGAAGATCCAGCATCGTTTCAAGATACGGCAAAAGTTCGTATTAGTCCTGTATCATGGATTCGTTCTGATGTTGATGAGAATCGGTGGATTTGGGAAAAAATTGCAGGTGCCGTCAACAACATAAACAATCAATTTTTTAATTATGATTTAAGGGAAATTCAAAGTTTACAGTTTACAGCTTATGATGCTGAAGAAAAAGGTTTTTATGGCAAACATATTGATATGATGTATAAATCAAATGGTACCAGAAAATTAAGCCTTTCTGTGCAATTATCAAATTCAGAAGATTATGAAGGCGGAAGCTTACTGTTACATACAGGTGAAGAACCATTAACGTTACCAAAAACTCGTGGTACCGGATTGTTTTTTCCTAGTTATTCTTTACATGAAGTTACGCCGGTTACAAAAGGACTCCGTTATAGTTTAGTTGCATGGATTTTAGGACCAAGATTTAAATAATTGTGAAACAAAAATTTATTGATGCTTACATGGATGTGGCAGAAAGATTTGCCAAATTATCATCCGCAAAACGCCTACAGGTTGGTGCCATTATTGTCAAAGATGATAGAATTATATCAATAGGATACAATGGCATGCCGGCTGGATGGACCAATGAATGTGAAGAAGTGGTAGAATACCTAGAAGATGGTGGAACTATCACCAAAACCAAGGATGAAGTCATCCATGCAGAGGCTAATGCCATCACCAAACTAGCCAAGAGTAGTGAATCTGGAGATGGTTCCACCATGTTCCTGACCCATGCTCCATGTATTCATTGTGCAAAACAAGTCTATACCGCTGGTATTAAAAAGGTATATTACCGTAATTCGTATCGAGATACCATCGGCATAGACTTCTTAAATCATTGTGGTATATCAGTAGAACAAATTTCACCTGGTGAAAAGTAGATAGTACCTAAATATTTGAGAAGTATTATTTGGTTTTCACAGGAGAAACTTCAGATGCAACTCAGTATAATCGGATGTCCCGATAAGAAACGTTTTCGGCCGTTTGTAAAACGTGCGGCTATTTTTTATGCTGAACAACTAATGACACCAAAAATGTTGGAAAATATCTATGTTCAAATTAAGTTTGATCCTAAACTTGATGCTCTAGGTTACGCAGATGTTTTAAATTATAATGAAAGTAATAAACCTAGAGAATTTCAAATAGAATTAAATCCAATTATAGGTTCACATGATATATTGGAAACATTGGCTCATGAGATGGTACACATCAAACAATATGCCTACATTGAAATGAATGAGTTCGGCACTCGATGGAGAGGCCAAAGGATTACCGAAAATATGGATTATTATGATGAACCGTGGGAAATAGAAGCACACGGGTTATCAACAGGATTGTTTACCAAATTTGCAATCAAAGAAAAGTTGTGGGAAGTTTTTGCTGATGTTCGTAATCCGGATGCACCTTTAAGTCCAGAACCTATTGCTTGGAAAAATATACCACAAATAACCATTGACAATCAACCTATATAATGTTATAGTATTACATATGCGGTCGGGGTATAGAACCAGAGTAGGTGTCCAACCTACTCATCTAGTGCGAATCTAGACCACCGCTCCAA